CTGGCGGCGCGGACGATGGAGCGGGACGCACGGCCGGAGATCACGCCGGAGGATGCGGCCGGATACGTCGACTACGACGCCGCCCCGGAGAGATCCGATCCGTCTGCGCTCTATCGCGTGCGAAAGGCCCTCCGCGCCCACGCCGCAAAGGTGACGCGATGACACTCAACCAACAGGGAGAGACCATGGAAACGCTCGAAATCAACGGAGAAAAGTACGTCAAGGCATCCAGCGTCACGGCGACGCCAACCGGCAACCGCGCCGTGGTCGTCATCGATCGCGGCTGGATCATGGCTGGCGATGTCGAGGAGAAGGACGGGAGGATCGTGCTGCACCGTGCGGTGTGGGTGTTCCGCTGGGAGTCGATCGGATTCGCTGCCGTGCTCGCGAACCCGAAGGCGCGCGGCGTGGACATTCGCCAGATGCCATACCCCGTGGACGTGCCGCGCCACGCCGAGGTGTACCGGGTGCCCGTGCCTGCTGAGTGGGGGCTACAGTGACCGATCAACCCATTGTCGGCTCCGGCTACGGCTACGGCGACGGCGACGGCTACGGCGACGGCTACGGCTACGGCTACGGCGACGGCTACGGCGACGGCTACGGCGACGGCTACGGCTACGGCTACGGCGACGGCTACGGCGACGGCTACGGCTACGGCGACGGCTACGGCTACGGCACGCCGCAATCGCTCGGGCTCGTGGGGGTGAGCCGATGACCGCCCCGATCGAAGATGCCGAGGGACTGTGCGAGTATTGGGAAGACACGCTCGGGTGGCTCCCCGATGCGCCCGCGATGGTCAAGGTCCGCGCCTTGATCGCCGCTGCCCGTGCCGATCGCGAACGTCTCGCGGCGGTGAAGGCGGAGAGGGACGAGGCACAAGACGCGCTGAACATCGAACGCCCTCGCCGGATGGTCGCCGAATCCGCCCTCGCGCGGGCGATGGAGGCGATGCCGAGTGAGGAGGAGTGGGACCACATGCAGGCGGCGAGGGAGGAAGACCGGCTCAACGCGGAATGCCCGGGTCACATCGCGTCAAACGCCATCATCGATCACTGGCTGGACCGCCTCGACGCCTTCCGAGCCTCGCAGTCGAACACCGCGCTCACCTTCGGCCCATCGCCAGCCGATGCGTTGACGGTGCGGAAAGGGGGCGGGTGATGACCTATCGCGCGGGAACCAACGGGCTCGGCGCCATTGGAATACCTGACGGCGATCCGCGCATTGTCTGCGACGGCTGCGGCGATACATACGCGATCGCTAGACGTGGCGCTGCCGGAGCGCCGCCCGCGTGGTTTCTCGACGGCAAGGCGCCGCCGAAGTGGCGTACGGCTCGACTCGGAGCCGACGCGAACACTGTGCGCCGCGACTACTGCCCCGCGTGCAAGCGGAAGGGAGGCGACGATGCGTGAGCTATCCGAGGCGACCATGGACCGCATCGAATTCGCTCTGGTCGATCAAGAGGCGGTGCTCGACGACATCGGCAACAGTCCGGAGCGGGTGGATACCGCGCGGGCGCTCGCCGAGTTCCGCGAATGGCGGGCGGGTCGGGAGAAGGCCACGGAGCCGGGCGTTTGCCTGAGGTGCCAGGGCGATGGGATGGGACCGTATGACAGGCAGCCTTACTACCCTGGTTCGAGGGCGATTCCGTGCTCCGACTGCAACGGCACCGGCAAGCGGAATGGAGGTGGGTGATGGGCCGCGATTCCGTCCGCTGCCAGGAAACTCCGTACGGCTTCATCTTCGGTGCGGCGAGGGTGGAGCGATGCGCGACCGATCGCGGCTACGTCGTAATCGAAGTCGCGACGCCGCGCGAGGTGATGCACGTAACCGTCACGCCGAAAGGGCTAATTCGAACCGCGAAGAAGAAGACCGCCAAGAGCGCGAAGGGAGGCGAGCATGGGTAATCGCGACAACATCCCGGCCGAGGTGCGGCGCATGAAGACGAGCGACCTCGTGGATCAATACGTGTGGCTGATGCGCATACGTGACATGGCGGGTTTGCTCCCGTCGCAGCGTCGCGAGCTAGCCGACTTCGCCGCCGAGCTCAACGCCCGCATTCCGCCGCGCGAGGTGGAGCCATGAGCGCCGAGACGTGTCCGAGGTGTGGCGCGGAGTGGACGCGCACCATCCACGCGAACGGCGATTGGTGCCGGTGCCCGCGACCGTGCGCGCACTGTGGGCGGCCGTTGGATCATGGTGCCGACTTCTCCGACACGGACAGGTGCGCGCCATCGCCGCCGCGCTGCGAGAGGAGGCGGGGCGATGATCGACCGCGCTAGGAAACAGCCCAAATCGCGCCGTATTATCGTCACGCTGCCGGCAGACGTGACCGGCCACGGGTGCGGATCGTGCCCCTTACTCTACTACCTGCGCGGGGACGCATTAGCACCGGAGCCGTTGCAATGGCGGTGCAGGATCTACGGGCCGATCGTATCGCCGCCCGGTGACGGGCAGTTCCGGGCGGCGGCCTGCATCGATGCCGAGAAGGCGAAAGCGTAGCACCAACACACATACCGAATCAGGGGTTAGCATGCACATCATCGAACCACTCTTCTCAGCAGAAGCCATCGCCGAGCGTGTGAAGAAGCTCGGCGCAGACATCACCGATGTCTACCGTGGGACAGAGCTCCATGTTGTGATCGTTCTGACAGGTGCTCTGCCTTTCGCTGCCGACCTCATACGCGCGATCGACTTGCCGCTGCGCGTCCACACCGTGCACGCCTCGAGCTACGGTGCGAACCGCACGCCGAGCAGTTTCGTCTACCTCAGTGCGATCACCCCCGAGCTCCCGACCGGCGCGCGCGTCCTCGTCATCGACGACATCCTCGACACCGGGAACACCCTCGCGCGCGTGCGCTTCGACCTGACGCACAACGCCAACGCCCGCAGCGTGAAGACGGCCGTGCTGCTCGACAAGCAAGTGCGCCGCACTGCGGACGTCACTGCCGACTTCGTCGGCTTCCTGGTGCCCGATCTGTTCGTCGTCGGCTACGGGCTCGACCTCGCAGGGGCGTACCGGAACCTGCCCTACGTCGGCGTGATGCGGTGATCGCGTGCTGTCTGGTGAGCGGTGCGCGTGCTGTGCTACGTTGCGCGGTGCATGAGCACCGCAAGCAAGTACGACCCGTGGGCGAGGCAAGCGCCGCAGCGAACCATGGTCGCCACCATGGACCAGGCCCGACGCATGCGCGCCAAGGTCGCGCGGCAGGATGTCAACGAGTTCATCGAGTTCGTCATGCGCGACGAACAGACGGGTGCTGCGCTGCGACAGGCCCCGGTGCACGAGGCGTTCCAAGAGCTCGCAGGCGTCTACCCTCGCCTACTGATCTGGAGTCATCTCGAGGCCGGCAAGACCTCTCAGTTGAGCATCGGGCGCACTCTGTGGGCGATCGGTCGTAACCCCAACGTCCGCGTCGTCATCGTCTCTCGCACGATCAATCAGGGGCGGAAGATCCTGCGCGCCATCAAGGGCTACATCGAGCGCAGTGAGGAGCTCCGACTCGTCTTCCCAGACCTGCGCCCAGGGCCGCGTTGGAACGACAGCGAGATCATCGTGCAGCGCACCACGACATCGAAAGACCCGACAGTGCAGGTCGCCTCCGCAGGCGTCGGCTCTCTCCAGGGCGCACGCATCGACATCGCGATCCTCGACGACGTGCTCACCCACGAGAACACGCGCACACCGGAACTCAGGCAAGCGATGTTCGACTGGTATCTCGCCTCGATCGCAGGCCGCGTGAACCCAGATGGCGGGCAAGTGATCTTCGTCGGCAACGCCTTCCACCCACAGGACATGATGCACCTGCTCGCCGAGAACCCGATGTGGCACAGCGCGCGCTTCCCCGTGCTGACCGACGACGGCTACTCGACGTGGCCGGCGCGGTGGAGCAACGATCGTGTCAGTGCCAAGCGCATCGAGCTCGGGCCGCACGAGTTCGCGCGGCAGATGCTCTGCAAGCCTCTGGACGAAGGAGCGACGCGCTTCCGCCGCGAGTGGATCAAAGGCGCGCTCGACAAGGGCCGAGGCACTCAACTCGCCTATGCTCTGACGACCGTGCCGCCCGGTTATCAGACGTACACCGGAGTCGACCTCGGCACGCGCAAGAGCAAGAAGTCCGACCTGACAGTGCTGTTCACGATCATCGTTCACCCGAACGGAACGCGCGAGGTGCTCGAGATCTCAAGCGGCAGATGGAACGGGCCGGAGATCGTGGATCGCCTCGTCGACGTGCACCACCGTTACGCGAGTGTGCTGATCGTCGAGAACGTCAGCGCACAGCAGTTCATCGTCGACTTCACGAAGCAGCACAGCGCGATCCCTGTCGTCGGCTTCACCACTGGCAAGAACAAGTGGAGCGCGGAGTTCGGCTTGGAGTCGCTCGCGATCGAGCTCGCGAACGGCAAGTGGCTGATCCCCTCGACTGACCAGGGCGTGCCTGCGACCAAGGACATCAGCGCGTGGATCGAAGAGATGATCCACTACGACCCGAACGCGCACACCGGAGACCGTCTGATGGCGATGTGGTTCGCGAGAGAGGGATCGCGTCAGAGCAAGCCGCAGGCGCGGCGCTTCAACACGACGTTGGCGGTGCGGTGAACGATCGGCGTTCTGAAACGCGGTTCGAGCGCACAACGTACTGAGCACCATGATCACTCTGACCTACGACTGGAACGCTCTGCCCGTGCTGCGCAGCACGGAGACGCCGATGGTGTACGCGCGCCGCCACATCGGACGGACGTTGCGCGAGCACTACCGCGCGCACGGGATCGGTGCTGTCTCTAACGAGTGGGACAATCGGTTCGACCACAACATCGTCACTGTGGTCACGAACGATCTCGGACTGACGATCACTTTCGAGGAGGCCCTACGAGAGCAGCATCCGGCTCTGTTCGAGATCGAGCGCATCGAGGCGATCGTGCTGCTCGCTGCGCACGAGCACGGGGTGGTGCAGTGATGTCGAAGCCTCGTCAGACGAGGGTGCTCAATCGCGTCGGCACGCTCTGGCTCAAGTGGCCCAACGATCGCGACGTGCCGGTAGACGCGGTCGAGGACTACATCCTCTCTCAGATGTACGGCAAGCGCGGCGTGTCGAACGTGCGCGTCGAAGCCACTGTGACGCACGAACTCAGCTTCACGCGCTCGATCCCAGCCCCGCGCGAGCTCCGCGCTTACGTCACCTACCGAGGCCGTCACGCGCTGCACCGCGTGCTCGACGAGGCAGTGCTCGACGCCTTCATCGCTCTGCTCGCAGAGTCCGCATGAGGCGGACGTACTACAGGCACCCGGCACTGCGCGCCATGGCTCATGCGCGTGATGCTGCGCCTGCGCTCACTCACTTCATCGGTGCGCAGCTGAGAGAGCATCGCATCATCGCGCATGAGCATGATGCGACGGGCGACGCCGTCATCGTCGTCGAGCCCATCGTCCCTTCGTCGAGCGTCGAGTGCGCACTCGACTCGATCATCGAGTCTGAGGAGTGCAGCGCGTTGCTTGCTATGCTCGGAGGTTCGTGATGGGTAGGCTGAACTTCAACGTCTATGATCGCAACCGCTCGACCATCTACGTCGATGTCGGGGACGTGCTCACGGGCATCGGCTCGAGCATGCGCCTCCTTCACTTCCTCGAGACGCTGCCGCGTGAGTGGGCACGCGTCGGCGGCACACCGAACATCCAACGCGCGACCTCAGTGCAGACGCACGGCGGGCACACCACGATCTGTCTGACGCTCAGTGCGCCTGTCGAGCTCGACGTACACGATCACATCGCGGCATGGGTGCGCGTGCTACTGGAGGTCTGACGTGAGCTTCGACAGGAACCGAATCGCGTTCGTGCACAAGGTTCGCGTCGGCGAGCAGGTCAGCATCTTCGATCACGTCAATCAGCGCGAGCTCGCTGCCGCGTGGAAGCAGTGGCTCGCGTGCAACGTGACCGCCGAGGGGCGCGCAGCGGTCGGCGTCGCCTATGTCAGCGACACCGCGACTCAGCGCTCGCTCAAGCTCGACTACCTCCACGTTCGCCTCGAGTGCCTCTACGGCGTCACGGCGCAGTACGCAGCAGGGCGTGAGGAGCGCGCACTCGTCGAGGCGATCGCACGCGAGGCCGAGGCGCTGCGCGAACCTGCACACGCCTTCCTGTTGCTCTACTGCGCCGCGTCCGAGGAGCAGCGGTGAGGCGCGTGGTCACCGCGCCGTGCGACGGCGTCGAGTACCACGCTGCGCTCAGCGACCTCAAGGGCGCGCTCGACGCGTTGAGTGTCGCCGACTACACGATCAGCGCGGCGCACAAGGGCGCGTTCGGCAGCGTCCTCATCTGCGCAGTGGAGCTCGCGTACTTCTCCGACACTGATCGCGATGACGAACTGCGCGCAGTCATCGAGCTGATCCTGTCCTCCACCGTCCAGCGATGATACGCTGAGCGCATGACAGCACTCGATCGCCTGCGCCACGCGCTCGCCAACCGCCACAGCTACCCGTGGTCGACCCGTCGTATGCAACGGTGCATGATGCACGATGCGATCAGACAGTGGGTGCGCGCCGAGCGGCAGCACCGCCTCGCTTCTGCGTTGGAGGGCGCGCTCGGTGTCTAACGTCGTCAGCCTCGATGCCTTCCGCAAGCGGCGCGCGCCGACCGATGCGCGCGAGCTCATCTACCTCTCGCGTGACGAGGTCGAGCACGGCACGAAGATCGTCGAGAGCGAAGACGGCCTGTTCGTCGTCGGCGTCGTCCTCGACGTACCGATCGACGTGGCGGCGCAAGGCTTCGCGCTCGACCCGACGCACGCGGTCCTGCTCGCGCACCGACTGCTCGCGCTGGCGGCGCAGGCCGAGGCGATGACCGAGGAGGCTCTGCGCGATGACGACTAGGCACCGACCATCCCACGCGCTACCCTCGAGCCCATGAGCAGCGGCACCGGCTTCGACCCAGGCGGGGTCAACGACTTCCTCTACTCCGACGCCTCGACGCCGGATGGTGCCGGCGCGGGCACAGACATGAACCCGCGCCAGCTGGAGCTCACTCGTCTGTGGTCCTTCTACCGCTGCACCAACTACGCGAACCGCACGACAGACTGGAACGGCGGCATCCACACAGAGCACGTCGAGCACAGTTCGATCGCGACTCAGGGCTACGTCCCACCCGGCTTCATCGACAAGGGGCGGCAGATGTTGCCGCTCAAGTTCCGCCGACCGACTGCGCCGTACTACCTGATCCGCGTCGTCGTCGAACGCTTCACCGGCCTTCTCTTCGGTGAGAAGCGCAGGCCGAAGATCGTCGTCGAGGGCGACCCCGCGACGACCGACTTCATCGAGGGGCTGATCGAAGCTGGGCGGCTCTGGCCTGCGATGCTCAAGGCGCGCGCCTACGGCGGCGCGATGGGCAGCGTTGCGATGGGCTTCTCGCTGATCAACGGTACGCCGACCTTCGAGGTCTTCGACCCGCGTTGGTGTACGCCTGTCTTCGCTGATCGGCATCGACTGACGTTGAAGGCGCTCGAGGTCCGCTACGTCTTCACGGAGATGGCGCGCGACGATGACGGCGAGTGGGTGCAGAAGCCGTACTGGTATCGGCGTCTGATCACGCCGGAAGCGGACGCGATCTGGGACAAGGTGCCCGCCGACCAAGGCGAGCCGCGCTGGTATGACGATCAGACTCCGCGCCGCATCGTCGAACACAAGCTCGGGATCTGCCCCGCGATCTGGATTCAGAACACGAGCAACGACGACGACATCGACGGCGATCCCGACGGCCTCGGTGCCTACGATCTGTCTGAGGCGTACGACGCGCTGATGGCACAAGCGAACAAGGGGACGCTCGCCAACGCCGACCCGACGTTGCTGATCACGTCTGACTCCGACCTACCGCCCGACTTGCAGAAGGGCAGTGACAACGCGATCCAGTTGGAGAAGGGCGGCAGCGCGCAGTACCTCGAGCTCCAAGGCATGGGGCCGAAGGCGGCGCGCGAGCTCGCGACCGAGATGCGGGAGCGTGCGTTCGAGGTCGTCGCGTGCGTCCCCGACAACGCGATCGAAGGACCGCAGCAGACGGCCACAGAGGTCGTCACTCGCCTGAGCCGGATGCTCGAGCGCGCCGACGTGTTCCGCGAGCAGTACGGCGAGCAGGGCGTCAAGCGCATCATCGAAGTCGCGCTCGTTGTGTGCCGTGCTGCGATTGCGCCTCGGCAGGAGCAGATGACGGTCGACGGCGAGACGATCACCCGCGCTGTGCGCGGCGCAGTGAACCTACCGCCGAAGGCGGTCGAGCAGGAGGACGGCTCAATCGAGTATGCTGAGCGCCGCCTCGGCCCGCTCTCGTTGGTGAAGCTCTCGTGGCCGCGCTACCTAGAGCCGACGCTCGACGACGCGACCAAGGCGGTCGACAGTGCGCAGAAGGCGGTCGACCTCGGCGTGATGGACAAGCAGGCAGCGGCCGAGTGGCTCGCTCAGTTCCTCCCGCTCGGCAATACGCGGGCGCTCCTCTCGCGGATCGAGGCTGCGCAGGCCGCTGCGAAGAAGGAAGAGGAAGAGGCGATGGCGCGCTACAACGCGGGCGGGTACTGATGCACTGCCCGTTCTGCGCGCTGGCTAGTCGCGACGACGGCACGCACCGCGTGCGCCTGCGTAGTCAGTCCTTCGTTGTGTTCGACGACCGCCGCCCGCGACACGCGACGCATCTGATCGTCGCGCCTCGGGTGCACGCGGAAACGTATGAGGAGCTCCGCGTCGCGTACCCAGATGTCGCGGCGCGGCTGCTGCCCTACGCGGCCGAGGTCGCTGCGCGGCTCGGGCTGCGCGGGTATAAGGTCGTACTCAGTGTCGGGCGCGGAGGCGGCCAGCGTGTGATGCACTCACACGCGCATCTGTTCAGTGATCAGACAGGAGGCGTGTGATGGCGAGAGCGAGAACGGGAGAGCGGCGCGGCGTTGCACTGGAGCGCAGGCGAGACGCTGCCGCAGCGCGCGGACACAGCCCCGGCATGGCGCAAGGGGCAGAGCATGCGCGTGCACTCCATATAGAGGATCTCACTGTGCACGCGAATCGGGCAACGGCTCGCGCGCATATCGGGGGCACAGCTGAACACTACCACGATGCCGAGCGCGCCCATCGTGCAGTTGCTTCAGCGTATCGGCTCGAAGGTCGTCACGACGTTGCAGCCATGGCCGACGAGGACGCCGACGAGATGCGCGAGCGAGCACACCGCCTCAGCGGTAGTCGCGCGCCCGCGTTGCGCGCTGCCCGCGAAGCGGCAGCACTGGCAGATGATTTGCGCCGTGGGAATAGGAGTGCGGCGGATCATCGGTCAGCCGCGATTCAGCACAGGGTGGCAGCAGACCTGTTCAAGCGGGGTGGGGATGCTGCTCAAGCCTCGGTGTATAGTGCGAGGGCTGCCGAGCATGAAATGCACGCGCAGACCCACGCCGCTGCCGGGCACCCACCGAGTGCTGCTCAGCAGCGTCAGCCGCACGCTCTCAAGCAGGGAAAGAAGGGCGGCATGTATTACATCGGACCTTCGGGTCGAAAGGTCTATGTGAAGGGCTGATCTGTGGGCACGCGAGTCATCATCGGTGGGAGAACGCAGTGGGCGACGCGCGACATCTGGGCGAAGCGCCCACCGCTTCCCGCGTCCGATCCCGACAAGGCTGCGCCTGTCGTCGACCCTCTCGTGCGCACGCTCAAGGTCGTCGGTGTCCCGTTCTACGATCAAGAGGATGACCTGCACTACCGCGTTGTCGCCTACCTCGATCCGCGCGCCGGGTGGTGCCTCGCGACGCAGCTCTGCGAGCTCTACCGCGTCTCCTACCTCTGTCTGCTCGATTGGTGTCGCCGAGGTCACGTCGAGCCCGCGATGGAGAAGGGCAGCCCGACCAAGCGGTTCAAGGCGCGCGACCACGCGGCGCTGCTCAAGCTCGCAGCGGCATGGCGCGAGAAGCAACCGCCCGCCCGCACCGTGCCCGTGCGCCGTCCGCTCGCGGAGGTGCGCGCAGAGGCCCGCGCAACGAAGCGCAAGGCGGGCGACGCGCTGTGACCGACAAGCCGAAGCCCCGGCGACGTACGCCACTGCTCGCTTACGCTCTCGCGCATGGGCTGGTGAAGAAGCCTGCTCCAAAGCCCGCCCCGAAATACCTCGGCGTTCGCTTGCCCCGTGGCGCGCGCGTCCTGCAGTTGGACTTCGGGGACAGTTGGCTCGCTGGTGCTCGAGATGACGAGTGACCGCACCATCCCGGTCAAGAAGACTGTGTCGCGTGGCGGAAAGTCATTCGATCAGACGTACCACGTTCTGCGCGACGATCTGAAGCGCGCGCTCAAACAGAAGGACAAGTCTGCTGCACTCGCGATGGTCGGGACGACGCGCGCGCACGTCCTCAAGTACATCGACGACGACGGGGACACCGGCTACTTCCATTCATCAATCGGCGGCGCAGCGCGTGAGATGTATTCGGCAGCGAGCATGATCGTCAGCGGGCAGCCGTACAGTGCAGACGCTTTCGCACGCACTGTCGGCCACAACGATGCCACCTCCGCGTTCGGCGACAGCACTGCGCAGCACATCGCGCGCCGCATGCATGAGGCTGCGCACAACGACGAGCTCACCGGATGTCTGAACGGGCTCAGTTCTTTGTCTCAGGCCGCGTATGACAGCGATCACGTTGAGGTCTATCGCGGGATAGGTTCGGCGCAGGCAAGGCAGATCAGAGACGCGTTCGCTGATCCGAACGTCCGCGAGATCGTCGTCGGCTTGCGCCCACTGACCTCGTTCAGTGAGGACCACACAGCGGCGCAGAACTTCGCCGATGATCCGATTGGCGGGCGCCCGAGTGCGCGACAAGCCGGGTCCGGCGTTGTGATCAGAACGCGTCTCCCAACGACTTCGATCATGCTGTCTCACCGAGTCGCCAACGGGATCGTCGAGCCGGGTAGTTCGCGCATCATGCGGAGCACGTCGGAGGTGGTAGCCTTCACGACCGGCGCGATGGTGATTCGCAGAGAGGATGTGGTGAGCGGGCTGTGATCATCGTAGTCGACTTCGACGGCACGGTCGTCCACGACCGCGACCCGCTCGCGCTCCAGCCCGGCGCGCTCGAGGCGCTGCGCGCGATGAAGCGGGCCGGCCATACGCTGCTCCTCCAGTCCGCACGCGCAGACTGGAGCGAGCGCGTGAACCCCTACGTCTCGCCGCTCGTGCGTCGCCACGTCGAGATCGGACTCGGCTTCGACGAGGCGTACTGGCGCGAGCACGTCCAGCCCGAGGCTGAGCGGAGGTATCAGGAGATGCTCGAGTTCGTGGAGCAGGAGCTCCCTGACGTGTTCGACGCGATCGACGACGGTCGCTCGGGCAAGCTCTACGGCGACGTCTACCTCGACAACCGATCGCGGCGGGTCACTTGCTTGCCGCTGCCCGGTGTGATGAACTGGACGCAGGTGGCGAGGCGCTACGGCGACCCGGAGGAGTGAGCACATGAACGACGCGGTCAGAGCAGAGCGCAAGAAGGCCGAGGTGCTCCATCGGCGCAAGCTGTTCCAGGGGCGAGCGACGGCTCAGGAGGTCCACGCGAAGTACGCCTTCCCGCCTGGTGCGAAGTGCACCGGGTGCGGCAAGCGCGGCGGGCTCCAGACGCGAGCGATCGTGCTGATGGAGCTCGAGGAGATGAAGCGGCGCGACCCGCTGCTCGCTGACCTCTCCATCGTCGATCCGGTCAAGTTCACTCAGCTGATCCTCCAGACGAAGTACGGCCCGTTCATCCGGGTGTCCACGTCCTACGCCTGCCCGACGTGCACGCCCGCACTCGAGAAGGCGATGGCGAAGTGCCCGAGCTATTGCATCGTCGACATCAATCGAGGCCCCGGCGCTGACAAGGTCATCGGCTGATGGCGCGCAGCGGCCCGCACCCTCTCGCCCTTCGTGCGGTGCGCGCCGCACAGTCTGGGAACTTCGTGCAGGCCGCACGCCTCGCGTTCGGTGCTGGGCGCGCGAACGTCAGTGATCGAGTTCGCGCACAGACGCAGCCGCTCATTCGTCAAGCGCAGCGCACGATCGCACGCGCAGCACAGCAGGGTGTCAAGTCAGCGAAGGCAGCACTCGGCATCAAGCCAGAGAAGAAGCCGCGTATGCACAGAGGCCCTGTGACCGCTGCGATGCTCGCCCCCGGCGACAAGTCGGGCGGCGGTGAGTTCCACGATCGACGCATCTTCAAGCGCGGCAAGAAGGGCGGTCTGTACTACGTCGATGCCAACGGCAAGAAGGTGTACGTCAAGAAATGACTCGCGCCGCTGCCGAGTACCTGCGCCACACGCGCCGCGAGGCGGCTGAGCAGGCACGCCCGCGCGAGCCGATCGAGGAGCGCAAGGCGCTGGCGCGACTTCGGCAGGAGGCGCGCGCAGCGGGTGCTCAGTTGAAGAAGGCGGGCAAGGGTGGGCTCCCCTCGAGCTTCGCGCTCGGCGCGTACCGCCGAGGCAAGTACGCCTGCGCTGTGCACGGCGATCGGGGCGAAGGCGAGTACGGCGGGCTCGAGCTCCACCACCGTCGTCACCCGAAGCCGGGGCAACGCGATCGCGTCGAAGACGTCTACGTCGTGTGCTCCAAGGCGCACGATGAGATCCACAATCCGCAGGGCGAGGAGAACTGATCAATGTCGATCTACAAGAGCGAGACGACCCTTCAGTTGGTCGACACGACGTACCCAACGACGCCGCAGGTGAACCTCAGTTTCCCAGGCGTCGTCGACATCGTGCAGATGACGCACACGAACAACGCAGCCGTCATCGCCAGCTTCGACGGGGTGAACGATCATCTTCGACTGTTCCACGGCGGCGGCTCAGACGAGTTCATCAAGTGGCGATCGACGGGGCGTTACTCGAAGGTGTGGCTGCGCGGCGCAGGTTCAGTCGTCACAGTCGCCCAGGTGATCGTCGACGGCGGCAGCTGACACACGGGTACTTGTTCGCGGTCGCATCGACTGATACGCTCAGCGGCGAGGTACATCCACCATGGCCGTCCAGCTCTCCACCGCTGTCCGCAACGCGCGACTCGACTCGATCGAGTCGACCATCGGCACCAGCGTCATCCTCGAGATCCGCACCGGCACTCAGCCCGCCGACTGCGCCACTGCGTCGTCGGGCACGCTGCTCGCGCAGATGACGCTGCCCTCCGACTGGATGGCGGCAGCGTCGGGCGGCACCAAGGCCAAGAGCGGGACCTGGCAGGATGCGAGCGCGAACAACACCGGCACCGCTGGGTACTTCCGTATCTTCGACTCGGGCGGCACCGTCTGCGGCCTCCAGGGCTCGGTCACGATCACTGGCGGTGGCGGCGACATGACGCTCGACAACACCTCGATCGCCACTGGCCAAACTGTCACGATCACCAGCTTCACGCTCACCGACGCGAACGCCTGATGGCGACACAGGTCGGCACGGCTACGATCGACTTCGGCAGCTCGCCGGGGTCGTCCTACGCGACCGTCACGGTGTCCGGGCAGACGGGTGTGACCTCGTCCACCCACGTCGAGGCGTGGCTTCAAGGCGACGCGACAGCGACGCACAACGCGGTCGAGCACCTGATCGTGCCCATCACCCTCCGCGTCGGCGATGTCACGACCGGCGCATTCACGATCCACGCAACCACCGATCACCGACTCACCGGGACGTTCACGGTCCACTGGGTCTGGAGCGACTGAGCCATGGCCGGATTTCGCATCGAAGGGAACACCTCTGGCAACGTCGCCGAGGTCAACGCCACGAACCAGATCAAGGTCGCGCACAGCGACGACTCGACAAAGAACGGCGTGCTGCCCTCTTCGTCCCGTGTCGACGCCGGGAACATCACGGGCACGATCCTCGACACTGATCCCGAAGCCGACCAGGATTTCCGCCTTCGCGTCGCTCAGGACCGGCTCGAGTTCTGGGAGACGTGGGCCGGCGCCGCGCTCAATTCCGCGCAGTGGTCGAGCACTGTCACCACCATGACTACGGCCGTCGGTTCGGCCGAGTGCCAGCTGAACAATGGCGCGAGCGCAGCGGCCAACGCCGTCGCTCGCGTGACGAGCTACCGAACCTTCGCCATGCCGTCACCCGGCGTCCTCGCGGCGGACTTCACCCTGCGCGTGCTCACCTCGGCCCCCGGCGTGCTCAACACGACATGGGAGATCGGCTTCTTCATCGCGAGCGGCACGACGGCCCCAACGGACGGCGTGTTCCTTCGCATGAACGCGAGCGGCGAACTCCGTCTCGTCGCTAACTTCAACGGCACCGAGGTCCAGTCGGCGACGATCGACTACACCGCGACTCCCACCGGATGGACCGGCGCGCTGCTTCCGATCACGGAGGCACGGCACGTCATCATCACGGTCCACGACGACTCGGTGCGCCTCTGGATCGAGGACGAGCTCGTCGCAGATGTGGCGTCCCCGACGTCCACGTCGATGCTGACGATCTCGCAGGCGCTGCCGTTCTGCGTCCGCATCTACAACGGCGCGACGCCTCCCGCGACAGCGACGCAACTCCGCATCGGTCCCGTGTCGATCTCGGCGGGCGGCCTCGGTGCGAATCTCACGCTCGCTGAAACTAACTCGCTCAGCGGCGGCGGCAGCTACCAAGGCCAGAGCGGCGCGACGATGGGCACGACGGCCAACTACGCGAACAGCGCGGCCCCGGCGTCGGCGACGCTCTCCAACACGGCGGCGGGCTACACGACGCTCGGCGGCCAGTGGCAGTTCGCGGCCGTGGCCGGTGCCGAGACCGACTACGCGCTGTTCGGGTTCCAGGTCCCCGCGCAAGCAGCGGGCTCGCACAACAAGAACCTACTGATCTACGGCGTGTCGATCTCGACCATCAACACGGGCGCGGCCGTGGCCACGTCGGTCTCGTCGTTGCAGTGGGGCCTCGCAGTCGGCTCGACGGCGGTGTCGCTTGCGACCGCTGAGGCAGCGACGACCAAGGCCCCTCGCCGCATCACGCTCGGTCTCCAGTCGTTCGCGGTTGGCGCTGCGATCGGTGCTGTCGCCACCGATGTCGTACGTCAGTTCTCGACTCCGCTACTCGCGGAGGCTGGCACGTTCGTGCACGTCATCCTCAAGCTTCCGACGGGCACCGCGACGGCCTCGCAGGTGATTCGCGGGACGTGCCACATCGACGCGGTTTGGATCTGAGGAGGGGCGATGCGCACGATCATTCTCAATGGTGGCGATATGGGCGGGCGCAGTCTCGAGACTGACGCAGCGATCGGGGCCTCGATCAGCGTGGTGAGCGACGCCGGCTACACCGTCGGGCAGACGCTTCACTACCGCATCGAAGCGGACGGAACCGCGACCTATCTCGGGGTTGCGTAGAGCTAACCCGTGTCGCTGCTCCTCGCGCGTCGGCCGATAAGAGGCACCGCAGCGATCACGCTTGGCAGTCTGACCTCGAGTGCCGCAGGCACCGTCGAGGTCAGAGGACAAGCAGCGATCACGCTTGGGGCGCTGACTTCTGCGAGTGCCGGCGCTGTCGAAGTTCAAGGTCAGGCAGCGATCACCCTCGGTGCGCTGACATTGGCGTCGGCGGGCACCGTCGCTGATGCGACGATCAACGGCGAAGCAGCTATCACGCTCGGGGCATTGACGAGTGCGGCGGCCGGCACCGTCGAGGTGCAGGGCGCAGCCGCGATCACGCTCGGAGCACTGGCTTCTGCGAGTGCCGGCACCGTCGAGGTGCAAGGCTCAGCCGCGATCACGCTTGGCAGCCTGACTTCGAGCTCGACCGGCACAGTCGCGGTCCGAGGGTCGGCAGCGATCACACTCGGCGCGCTTGCTGCTGCGGCGACAGGCACAGTTGCAGTGCAGGGCCAGGCAGCGATCACGCTCGGTGCTCTGACTTCGAGCTCTGCCGGCACCGTCGCAGCGCAAGGGCAAGCGGCGATCACCCTCGGTGCTCTGACCGTCGCCGCGACTGCGACTGCCGATGTGCAGGGCACATCGGCGATCACGCTCGGCGCGCTTGCGCTGTCTGCTGCGGGTACGGCCGCTGTGCAAGGGCAAGCGGCGATCACTCTGGGCGCGCTCACGCTCGCGTCAGCAGGCGCCGTCGATGTGCAGGGCGCAGCCGCGATCACACTCGGCAGCCTGGCCTCGAGTGCCGCTGGCGCAGTCGAAGTCCAAGGGTCGGCAGCGATCACGCTCGGGGCGCTGACACTCTCAGCCGAGGGCACTGTTTCCGCCGCTGCAATCAGCGGTCAGGCCGCCATCACGTTCGGCGCGTTGTCGCTTGCATCGGATGCTGTAGTCGCAACGCAGGGCGAAGCGGCGATCACTCTGGGCGCGCTCACTGCGGCAGCGGCGGGCACCGTCGAGGCACAGGGCGAAGCAGCGATCACGCTTGGGGCGCTGACTTCGAGTTCCGCTGGCGCAGTTGCAGTGCAGGGCGCCGCCGCGATCACGCTTGGTGCCCTGACCTCGAGCTCTGCCGGCACCGTGCGCACGTTCCGCCGCTATCACCTCGCGTCTCCTGCGGTGCTCGTTGCCCCCGACGTTGAGGTCGGGGTTCTGACTGCCCCTGCCGTTCAGTGCCCGACTGTGCTTCAATACGAGGTAGTCGCGCCCGTCGCGGCGTAGGAGCGCATCATGTCGTGTTCGACCAGCGCAGCATCGGGGGCCAACCTCTACGTCGGCGTCCATGGGATCAAGTTCGGGTTCACGATCACAGACGCTTCTCCCGGCGCGCTGCCCGGTACTCCGCTCGATGTGAGCATCGCCAGTGGCCTCACAGTCACGATCAGGTTCCAGCGCCCAGACACGTTCACTGTGGACGAGGCTGCCGTCTTCTCCGACTTCCCTGGCGCGACCGGGGACGGCACAGACGGCCGGGTGATGGTGCTGATCTCGGACTCAGACTTCTTTTCGCAAGCAGGCACATGGAGCACGCAGGCGATCGTCACCGGCACGGGCGTCGAGTACAAGTCTGCGATCAATGCGTTCCCGGTCGGGCGAGGGCTGTGAACATGGAGGCGCGATGGGTAGGATCGCACAGCGCGTGGTCGATGGTCTGATGGAGCGTCGCGGAGAGCACCCCGCCCCGCCTGGAGGATCACAAGTGTTCACTGAGCAGGACGCCACCGGGTTCACGTTCACTGTGCTCGCGCGCGGCGACGCGTTCGAGGTCTACGCAGGGCGGCGCGACATCCATGCCTTCCCGCTCGAGGCGAGCAGCGTCGCGCGCTTCGTCCGTTGGTACGTCTGGACGTGGTGGGTGCGCGGGACGTGGTGCGGCCTCAAGCGATTGCTGTGGCGTGCTGCGCTGCGCAAGGCGCAGCGGACGTGAGCAGACACGACGACGCTGAGCGCGCGGTGCAACGCCGCTTCGACCGACTCGCGGTGCGCGCGCCCGCGAGTTCGGCCGCGAGCACGTTCGATGCCGAGGCGGCCGCGATCACTCGCGACCTCGGGCGCAGCATCCGAGGCCGGGCCGATCGCGAGCTCACCGTCAGTGCTCAGCGCGACATACTGGCGCGAGTGCGCACGTCGCTCCGCGCTTCCGGCGCTACGATCGTCGCGGAGATCGGCGACCTCCAGGCCGAGGCGCACGCGGACAGCGTGCGCGGGCTCGTCGCGTTCATGCGCACTGTGGATGGCGCGAGCCCCGCGATCGACTCGCCCGGTTCGCTGCGCGCGATGCTCGCCTCTCGTCGCCGCGAGCTCGACTCGACGATGCGCGAGATCGTGAACCGGAACTTGGCAGAGAGCATCGGCCGCGTCAGCGAACGCCTCACCGCTCTGCGCCGCGAGGGCGCGACGCTGGCGCAGGCGACGCAAGCAGTCGGAGAGATGCTCGAGGCCGAGGCGTGGCGCATGCAACGCATCGCACGCACAGAGGCGGCAGCGGCGTACAACGCGGGTCAGCTCGACGGCATTCAGACGCTTCGGCGCGCAGTGCCAGACATCCACGCTCGATGGGTCGAGCATGTGAGCGACTCGACCTGGCAGCCCACAGACAAGAGGACTGCGAAGGATTCGATCGCTCTACACGGGCAAGTCGTCATCCCAGGCGGCCTGTTCGTGATGCCGAATGATCGCAGCGTTCGTTCCTCCACATGGGGAATGACGTGGGCCTACCCCCCGAACAGACCGAATGATCGCGCGGTGCTGATGCCGTGGCGTCGTTCGTGGGGTGTGCCTGGGTGGGTGCCGATCAATGGTGAGAGGCACTGGCTCGTTCGACGATAGGGTATTGCGGTGCCGATTCCTGTCGGCTACCTTCGCGATGAAAGAGGGATCTCAACATGGCCGTCAATCCGAAGCAGATGGAAGCGTGGCTCCGACCCGACGACGAGGAGGAAGACCTCGACGAAGAGATGCCCGCCGAAGGCGGCGAGGAGATGCCCGCAGACGAAGCCGGCGAGGAGATGCCGGAAGACGGCGATGTCGACTCGCCGGAAGAGGCTGCTGCCGAAGGCGATCTCGAGTCGCGCTACCCGACCCTCTTCCAACTGCTCGAAGATCAGGGGCTCGAGGTCGAGGACGCCGCCGATGTTCTCGACGGCGAGATGCTCACCAACCCCGACGCCGTGTTCGAGGGTGAGGAGCGCGACATGCTGCTCCAGGCCGCCGAGGCGCTGCCCGACGACGTGCGCGAGGCGCTCAAGTCCGAGGCCGCCGAGCTGACGTGGGACGACGCGATCTCGATCGCCGACGCGCTCGAGGCCGGCGAGCACATCACGGACCCCGAGCGCTTCGCGGGTCTGATCTTCCACGTTCGCCAAGTCCTCGTCTGAGGTGATAGGCTGAGTCATGCACCGCAAGGGAGAACCGCCGATCATCATGGGATCGCTCGAGGGGATGACCTTCCCAGCGAACCGCTACGCGACGCCGGAGACTTCCGGCCTCACCCCGGCGCGCGGCGATCTGATCGTCCCGCCGCTCGCAGGCATGGAGCTCGGCGAGCCCGTGCCGTTCGTTCTCGTCCCGCACCGAGGAGAGAAGCTGTGACGCAACCGTCGCCCACCAAGCTCACCACGTCGCGCAACCGCGCGCTCCAGATCGGGGCAGCTTCGGCAGGCTTCGCGGAGCTCGACACCTCGGGCACGCAGCCCGTCGTGAACGCGCCTGCGATCCACGATGTCGGCAGCACGCCTGCTCCGACGACCATCCCGACCCCGTTCGCCATCAAGGGAGGCTGATCATGGCCGAGGCCAAACCGAACCAAGCGGTGTTCAGCAGCGCGTCTCAGACGCGCACCGCCAACGAGATCGTCGAGTCGCAGACGGGCTCGTACAAGTGCCTGGAGACGCGCACGGGGAACACCCCGCCGCCCTCCACCATCTCCACCCCGTACTCGACCAAGGGAGGCTGACCGATGCCCGCACCGCAGGACAAGATCACGCAGATCGGCGCACAGCGCGCGTACCAAGACCCGAACGACGCCGCGCTCACCGGCACCTACCGCGACGCCGCTGCCGAGCTCTCGCCCGAGCAGAGGTCGCCGCTCGTCAACTTCCCCGTCGCCCCGACCATCGCGCCGTACTCGATCAAGGGCGGCTGAGCTCTCTGGTCCCTACCGCCAGATCGCGGCGCGGTGCTGCTACGCGACGCGAGAGTCCGTGCTCCTCTGAGACTCACGCAGCCTAAGAGCCGGATGGTCCAAGGGCAGGAGGTTCGACTCCCCTGCGGCTCTCCAAGAGAACCACCCAAGCATGTCCGACACTTTCCGCCTCCAAGGAACCTACTCGACCACGCCGCTCGTCGGCGTGCCGTCCGGGTTCCCTTCGCTCGCTGCGCCGATCAACGAGATCGCTCAGCTGGCAGGAAAGCAGCCTGGGCAATACACCCTCGACACCGATGCCGCCGTCGATGTAGCTTTCGGTGGCCTCAGTGCTGCGAACGTCGTCATCATCAAAGCAGTAGGTGGTCCGATTCGCGTTCGCTTGACGACGGGCTCTGAGTCTGATCAAGTGGTGCGAGTCGATTCATTCCTCGTGCTGCTCTCGTACACTGTCCCTTACACGGCGATCGACCTGACTCGTTCGCCTGGCGTCGAAACAATCGTCGAGGTGTTCCTCGGCCAGACCGAATGAAGGAGATCCTGTTCCCATGACCACGACGAAGACCCTCACCTATCGCGACGTTCTCAACCGGGCGAACCCGAACGACATCGCCGACGCCCTGCGCGCGGTGAAGATCGGGAACATGCTCTCGAAGATCAAGGTCACGGTCGCCGCGCTCACTGCGACGGCGACGCCCGACATCACGAGTCAGGATGTGCTCGACGCCGCGACCGTCACTGGGATCGAGCTCGCCGGCGAGACCCTCCCGGCGATCGGCAAGGTCGTGGCGCTGCGCTGCACCACCTCGGGCACCGCGAACACGGTCGGCTCCTACGCCGTCACCGACGCGAGCGGCACCGTGCTGTCGCCGACCGCGTCCACTGTCGTCGGCCTCGCGAAGCTCTCGGACGACGGCACCACGCTGACGTTCCCCACCACCGTCACCGGCTTCGTCCTCGAGTACTACCCGGCCGCCGCCGTGGACCTCGACGACCAGTTCGAGAACGGCATCTGATCGCCGCACCCGACGTGCTCTGTTCATGGTGACCAGAGCACGTCGGGTGTCCTCCTCCGCGTACACAACCACCAACCGATCGCAGACGACGAGGCACGCGCCGGGCGGCGTCACAGCCCGTAACAGACCACCTCCGATGCTGCGATCAAGGTGACGAGCACATGCCCCCCGAGAACGACCCGACCCTGAACACCAACGCCCCTGCTCCTGCCGAGGCCGCGCCTGCGGCACTCGAGGCTGCGCCTGCTGTCGACACTTCTGTCGCCAGCGGCAAGGTCGTGCAGATGCCCTCCGCTGCGATCGCGAAGATGCGGCGCGAGGAGCGCGAGAAGGGGAAGCGCGCACTCCAGGCCGAGCTCGACGCGAGCGCGAAGAAGCTCGGGTTCGAGTCGCACGCGGCGCTCGTCGCAGCGGCCGAGGCTGCGAAGAAGGCACCGCCTGCGAAGCCGCAGACGCAGGCTCGCCCGCAGCAGCGCGTGGTGCCGGCTGCGCGGGTCGAGAAGGACAAGGCGGTGCGCGAAGCCGAGATCATCAAGGCGCGGCGCGCGGCAGCAGTCGCCGAGAAGCGCCTCCGTCGCGAACGTCGCGCGACGCAGAAGCTCCAAGCCGAGTACGCTCTGCGCGAGGCTGCGGTGCGCTCGGGGATCAGCGACCCCGAGTTCGCGCTCCACCTGCTGCGGAAGCAGATGCAAGGCAAGACGCAGCAGGAGCTCGCAGGCTTCGACGAGTCCAAGTTCTTCGCCGGCCTCCGCGACACGCACGCCTATCTCTTCGGCGTCACGGTGCAGCCCGCGACGACCTCGCCCGGCAAGAAGGGCGAGGCTGCCGCCGCACCGGCACCGAAGGGGCTCGAGGCCCCACCCGCACCGACTACCCCCGACGCGCGCAAGATGTCGCGTGAGGAGTACAACGAGCATCTCGCCAAGCTCGGAATCCGCAATCCCGCGATGGGGTTCTCTCACTGATCACCGGCTCGGTCGCATGATCGGGCATCGAACGTAGCCAGACACCAACGCGGCACGAGGCCGCACAGAACGAGGTAAGAACGTGCCCGACTTCTCCACAATCCTCCAGACGCCCGAGGTCCGCCAGGTCGTGCAGGACAACCTGCTCGAGAGGGCATTCCACGACGCCCTGTTCCCCGGTCTTCTGTACCGTGGAGAGGCCGTGCCGCAGCCGTGGCCGCTCAACAGCGGCGACACGCAGATCTTCTCTGCGCCCGGCCTGATGACGCCGAAGCAGCGTCCGCTCCAGCCGGGCGTCGACCCGAGCGTCAGCTCGTACACGGTCGAGCAGTGGACCGCGACGCTCCAGCAGTACGCCGACTCGATCGACACGCACATGCCGACCAGCATCGCGGCGATCATCGACCTCTTCATGCGCAACGCGCACCAGCTGGGCATGAGCGCGTCGCAGGCGCTCAACCGCATCGTCCGCGACCGCATGTTCAACGCGGCGCTCTCCGGTTGGACGGTCACGCAGACCGGGTACACCGGAGGCGCGAGCACGTCGCTCCCCGTGATGTCGATCAACGGCTTCACCACGGCGCGCAACCCGTCGCTCGCGGGCGGGAGCAAGGTCCGCTTCGACACCGTCTCGGCAAGCAATCCGCTGACGATCGAGATCGAGGGCCTCGGTTCGAACACCGTCGTCGGCTTCACTGCCGACAACCCCGGCGACACGGTCGGCCCCGGCACGCTGATCCTCGGCTCGGCCGTCGCCATCGGAACCGCGCGTCGGTACGTCCGCTCGATCGACCGCTCGAACATCGTGCGCGTCGGCGGCGGGAACAAGGTCGACGATCTCGCGACGACCGACATCCTCGCGCTCGCCCCGATCCGTCAGGCCGTCGCGTCGTTCTGGCAGAACAACGTGCCGACCCACATCGACGGGCGCTTCCACGGTCACGTCGACCCGACCAACATCTCGCAGGTGTACGAGGACGACGAGTTCCAGCGGCTCAACACCTCGCTCCCCGACTACGTCATCTACCGCCAGTTCGCGCTCGGCGAGATCCTCAACGTGGTCTTCTTCCGCAACACGGAGTCGCCGATCGCTCAGACCGTCCAGACGGTGAACAGCGACGGCATCACCTACACGCCCGACGATCAGTTCGCGGGTGAGCTCTACTCGAACGGCAACGCCTCCACGGGCGTCCCCGTGCACCGCACGCTCCTCACGGCGCAGGGCGGCATCTACGAGTACTACCAGGACATGATGGCGCTGATCACCGACGCCGGCCTCAACGGCAAGGTCGCGGACCCGCGCATCGTCAACAACGGCATCGAGGTGATGAGCGACCGCATCCAGCTCGTCATCCGTGGTCCGCTGAACCGCCTCCAAGACCTCGTCTCCACGTCGTGGAAGTTCCTCGGCGACTGGCCGGCGCGCACCGACGCAGCGACCGGAGACGCGGCCCGCTACAAGCGGTTCATCGCGATCGAGACGGGCGCGGCCTGAGCCGTGATGCGCACGCTGGCGACAGCCTTGCAAGAGGTGCGGGCTCGCAACCCGCGCGTGCGTCCGATTGCCCCTCGTGGGCGTCGTGCCGAGGTCTTCCCTGGTGGAAGCAGATACGGGTCCGGCAAGACCTGTTCTCGGCAACCTGCCGCGTGTCTCGGAGCTTCGTCTCCGGGGGTGCCATCGCAGCAGGCGTACCTCGTCGGTGTGTCCACTCTGGTCGAGTGGTTCCCCTTCGAGGGTTCAGACGGATTGGACCTGATCGCTTCGGCGTGACTGTCCCCGGGCAGGGAGCCTCAAGCTGACACGAGCCTCGACCTCTCGATAATCGGGTCGCTAAACCCAAAGCGCGAGATCACTCCCTGCCCGGCCGTCACCTCTCCCCATCCACTGAGGATGCACCCATGAGCAGCACGACGAAGACCGAGCAGACGAAGATCAGCCCCGCACCCAAGCCGGTCGCTCCGATGCGCCAACCGGGCGACGCCCCGGCCCCTGCACCAGAGCGCGCCGAGGCCGCACCGGCACCGGCACCGGCACCGCCTGCGCCTCCCTCGGAGACTCTGGGTGCGCTGCCCGACACGCGCCCAGCGCCCGTGTCGGTGGTGCGTTGGCGCGTGGTCGAGAAGGCCAAGGCCGTGTTCAACGGCGGGCGGCACGCGCTCGCGGCGGGAAAGATCCTCGACGAAAGCTCACTCGGCGCGAAGGCGATCGAGTCGATCCGCGCTCAAGGCGTGAAGCTCGAGCGCGTGGAGTGATCGAATGACCGGCACACTCACCGAGGAAGAGAAGGCGCGCGTCAGGCACCACATGGGATATCCCGAGGTGCAGCCCGCCGCGTCGCTCGTCTACGGCGTGCCGAAGCCTGCTCAGACTGCGTTCTTGCTCGAGTCGGCGATGGGTCTTCTGATCGACACCGCCGTCCCGCGCGTGCGATCAATCCTGCAAATCTGCGACGATCTCGAGCAGCAGATGGTCGACGCACAGTGCTACCTCGTCGCCGACAGCCTGGGCGAGATCCACTTGGCGGGCGCAGGCGGCGACTCGAAGAACCGTCTCGTCACAGAGCGGCTCGAGGGCGAGTACGTCCGCTGGGCGATGCGCCTCGCAGACGTGTTCGGCTGCCCGCTCTACCCGTTCTCCGAACGCTTCCGCCGAGGCACCGGGACTCCGCGCTACGGCAACCTCGGCGTGAGGAACGGGTGATCGTGTGGTGCAGCCGCGACAGAAGCTCGGGTTCACCGTACTGAGCGGATCGAACTTCTCACGCACTCTCGCGCAGAAGCTCGTGCCCTGCGTCGACTGCGTGCGCGATCTGAACACGAAGTTTGGCGTGCGCCCGTACATCGTCCGCATGGTGTGGACGCGCTGGAGCGGCGGCGAGCGCGGGTACGGCGTCGAGGATGTCGTGCGCGAGGCGATGGTGCTGCCGACGCCGAAGGTCGATCCGATGACGGCGCTCGACAAGCAGACGATGGTGGTCGGCGACGAGGAGTTCGGTGAGCTCATGCTGACCGAGGTGTCGGGCCGCTTCACTGAGGACGAGCTCAGCGGTCGCACGAACGAAGGCGAAGGCGTGCCCGACGACCTGAACTTCTACTATGAGATCGAGTTCCCGAATCAGCACCACGAGCCAGGCAACGCCACACGCCGCCGCTTCACTCTGTCGGGCACCCCGTCCTACGACTCGATGACGTTCCAGTGGAAGTTCAAGCTCATGCGCGCAGGCGAGAACCGCCTGCGTGACGGGACGCCGGAGGACTGATGACCTCCTTCGTTCGCCAAGTGAAGCTCGACGACCTCGGCAAGTACGAACGCATGCTCGCGCGCAATGCGCCGAAGCTCGCGAAGTCGATGCTTGAACGCACCGCGCGCGAGGCCGTGCAGAAGCTCAAGGCGCGCACCACAGCGGTCGACGCCGTCGCGACGGGCAAGCTGCGCAACGGGTGGAAGGTCGAGAAGGCGCCGCGAGGTGTCAGCTTCTCGATCGTGAACAAACGCGCGTACGCGCTCTATGTCGAGCGCGGCAGACGCAAGGGTGCGAAGCGCCCGCCAGTGCGTGCAATCGAACTGTGGGTGCGCACGAAGCTCGGCATCACTGGGCGCGAGGCGCGCGGCGTCGCGTTCGTGATCGCACGCCGCATCAGCGAGCGAGGCATCAAGGGGCGCTTCATCGTGCTCGGCACCTACCGTCCGATCATCGCGCTGTACCGGCAGAACGTGGATAAGGCGCTCGAGCGCTACTACAAGGAGCGGGCGCGATGAGTGCGCATGATGGGCTGACCACAGGCACCGTCCCTGTCGGTGGGACGCGGCTCGTCGTCGACCCCGCCGACCCTGTCGTGCTCACCTTGCGCCGCGACACAGACGCGAGGACTGCGATTACTCGCGGGATCAAGGAGTACATCGAGCAGCTCTCTATCGCGTTCGCTGGGCGCACCATGCGCTTCAAGAGCGTGAAGTACGCATGGCCCGACCCCGAGGTCGACGCGCTCTACCCATCGGCGACCATCTACACAGAGGGCGAAGGCTCTTACGATCCAGCGCGTTTCACACCGATCGTCAGCAGCGGAACGCAAGTCGATGGAACCAATGTGTTCCTCGGACAGTCGTGCGAGTACGTCACGATGGTCACGATCGAAGTGTGGTGCACTGAGGAGGTCGAGCGTCGCGCACTGATCGCGATGCTCGAGGACGCGCTGAGTCCGGTCGACTGGATGTACGGCTGCCGCTTGCGTCTACCGCACTACCACGGCGCGTTCTGCACGATCGAACCGAAGTCGTGCTCATACCTCGAAGACGATCGAGACGCGCAGCGCCGTCTACGAAAGTTCAAGATGCAACTGGACTGCCATGTGCCTATGCTGCGCGCGTTCAGTAATCTTTCGATCGCGTCGCCAGACAAGATTCGCATCTCGTACACCGTCACCGTTGGGCCTCCAGAGGTTCCTACGGGTTTGCCCGGTCCCGATGGTGGGCCTGGGTTCGCACCGCCCGGTGATTGCTAAGGCAGCCCCGGCTCGATAGACTCCCCGAAGCGAGGTTCCCGTGAGCGGCTTCATCCGTCGATACCAGTTCAATCCCGGCGCAGAGATCATCAAGCAGATCGAAGGCGTCGTCATCGTCGACCTCCCGCCGCCCGGCTCGATCCAGGGCGTAGGCACCGGCACCACCTGTGTCGTCGGCGAATACGAGAACATGCAATACGCCGTGACGATCAGCGACTCTGGGGTCGTCACGACCAACCCGCAGCCGGTCGAGGTCTTCTCGTCTGCCGACATGCTCACGAAGGTCGGCGGCTGGGACGAGTTCCTCGGCGACTTCGGCGCAGACATGGGCAACGCTTTCGTCGAGATTCGGAACAAGCGGTTCTCTCGGCTGATCTGCGCACCCGTCGATCTGCTCACGCCGAGCGGCGGATCGCAAGGCACCGTGCGTCTGTGGCGGCAGCTGCCGACGAATCAGAGCGCGACTGTCGCACAGCCGATCACCCCCGTCGTCGCTGGGCAGGTCAGCGCCGGGTACGAGTTCCTCGGCGGCACTGATCGCATCAGGCTCGCCTCGACCGTGACGTTCGGCGACGCGGCTGCGTACACGAGCGGCATCGACGGCGCGATCACTGCGGCAGGCGCAGCCGTCACGCAGACGTTCAACAGCGCGACCGGCGACTTCGTCAACGAAGGCGTCGAGGCCGGCGACATCCTCGTGCTCGGTGTGATCGACGGCGCGGGCGCACTCGGCGCGAACGCCGACACCTACCGTGTCGTCAGCGTGACCAGCGCAACGGCGATCGTCGTGCAGAAGCTCGACGGCGCGAGCTTCAACTGGACGACCGGCACCGCGCAGCCCTGGCGGCTCCACGTCGCGAACACTGCCGACAGCGCGGGCACCGCGCAGGTGCAGCTGAGCAGCACGGCGGGCTACAACGTGCTGGCTCGCCCGCTCGATGCCACGATCCCTGTCGCCACTGCGCTCACGCCGAGCCCTGTGCCGACTGCGCCGAGCGCGACGGTGTGGGAACCGCTGAGCGGGCTCGATGGCGTCACGCACCCGTCGACCGCGATCACCTACGATGCGAACGTCCACGCGCCGAACGTCACGACGACTTCGCTCGTCAACGCGCGTTACCAAGCTGCGATCGACGCGCTCGTCAACGACGTCTATCCAGCGCGCGACATCAACATCGTCGTCTCCGCGCGCAAGTCGTCGCTGATCCGAACCAAGCTCAAGTCGCACGTCCTCCAGGCGAGTGCACTCGGTCTCACGCGACGCGCGATCATCTCGCCGAACATCGACGAGCTCGACCTCGTGGACGTGATCGGCACCGCGTCGCCCGGCGTCGGTGCGACGCGCACCGATCGGATCGACTACTCGTGGCCGGGTGTGCAGACGTTCGTCCCCGAGGCAGTCGGCTTCGAGATCGCCACGAGCGACGGCAGCACAACGACTGACGGCATCCTCGATGTGACCGGCGACACTTGGCTCGCCGCAGTCGAGTCGAACCTCCCGCCCGAGCGCAACCCCGGTCAGGCGACCTCCCCTGTTCCCGAGGTGATGGCACCCGTGCTGTCGACGGCGCGCGGCACGCCGAACCTCGGCCTCGCTGAGTACGTCACGCTCAAGGGCGCAGGCATCTGCGCGGTGCGCTTCGACCGCACCGCAGGGCCGATCTTCCAGTCTGGCGTCACCTCGAGCCTCGTCAGCGGCGAGGAGACGATCTTGCGCCGCCGCATGGCCGACTTCATTCAGGACTCAGTCGCGCGGCGTGTCGTCTTCCTGTCGAAGCAGCCGCTCACGCGGAACCTCAAGGACACGATCACCGGAGAGATCGTCGCGTTCCTCGACGAGCTCCTCTCGCCCGGCAATCCGAGCGCCCAGCGCATCTACGGCTACGAGGTCGACGACGTGAGCGGGAACACTCCCGCGATGGAGGCGCAGGGGATCTTCGTCGTCATCATCGCAGTGCGCCTCACGCCGACCGCCGACTTCATCGTGATCCAGACCAACATCGGTCAGGGCGTGGTGCTGTCGACGACCGCCTCGACGAACGGGGCACTTGCGACCTGACGCCCGGCGTGGTTCACTGAAACTCTCAGCCGCACCCTCCGGCACCGCGAGGGGATAGGGCCGAGGCAGACGTGTAGTGCGTCGCCTCGGCCCGCTTCATTCGAGGAGGAGCCATGGCCGCGCAGCGCATCAAGGGGCAGGAAGTCGAAGTTCAGATCATCAAGGACGGCGTGCCGCAGAGCAACGTCACGGCGGTCAAGTCCCTGGAGATCAGCTTCCAGATGGAGATCAAGAGCGAGGGCTATCTCGGCGAGACGGCGAACCGCAAGGACGCCATCTACAACGGGATGCGCGGCAGCATGACCGTGAACTTCTCCGACTCGGGCACGCTCGATCTCACCAAGGCGATCGTCGACAAAGCGCAGCGCCGCACGCCCGGTGTGCAGTTCAACATCAAGGCGGCGCTCAACTTCCCGAACGGCACGCGGAAGCGCGTGATCATCCCCGATGTCGAGTTCGGCGAGATCCCGCTGAACTTCGGCAGCCGATCCGACTACGGCGAGCAGAAGTTCGATTTCGAGGGCACCTCGTACTCGCTCATCTGATCGCGCGCAGAGCACACCACACAAGCACGGAAGGTAGGACCACAGCATGAACGATTCACTCCCGATCCCCGTCCCCGGCGACGCCGCTCGAGTGCAGCACGTCTTCAACGTGCCTGCTTCAATGGTCGGCGTCTGCGGGTGCAGCACCCTCGTCTTCCACGAGCTCACTGCCGAAGACGAGATCATGGCAAGCAAGCGCGCACGCGGAGACGCCGGCACGCTCGCCTACGAGCTCGCCAAAGCGTCGCTCGCTGCCGTGGACGGCAAACGGCTGTCGCTCTCAGACGGCAGCGTCGACCGCTGGTTCAGTCACGCATCACCGAAGGTGCGTGGGCTGATCGTCACTGCGTACAACGAGATCCACTCGGTGACGCAGGGAGACGCCGATGCTTTTCTCAAGAGCCGCAAGGTGGTCGCGTAGGCAGCCTCGCGGCTCTTGCATGGGGCTACTACCAACGTCCCGATCACCTACCGCGTCTGATGAAGCTCCTCGCGTTCATCGCTCGTTACGGACACCAGGACATGCCCTCCATCAAGCGCCTACCATTGACCGATCTCTACGCGTTCTCAAACGCGCTGAGCGAACTGCTCACAGAGGAGGCCGACGCCATGAAGCGCGCGACTGACTCGTGACCGACGTCATCAACAACATCAGGACGAACTTCACTGCGAACACGGCCGGGTTCGTGAACCCAGTCAGTGCGATGGTCGGGGCGTCCTCGAGTGCTGTCGGCACCGTGCGGAATCTCGTCAGTTCGATCACCGGCTTGCCGGGGATGCTCGCAGGCGTTGCGGCAGGCTTCGGCATCCATTCGATCATCGAGGTCAACGACGCCTTCACGAAGACGCAGCGCACGATCGGCGGCACGTTCGCTGCCCTCGGCCTAGCGAGCGACTTCAACGCCGGGCTCTCGCGCGCCGCTGCGACGATGGCCGAGATCGAACGCGACGCAGCGATCCTCCCCGGCGAGGCATCGGACTATGTCGATGTCTTCCAAGCGGCGCTCCCGAACATGTCCCACCTGCAAGGCGTGATCCAAGCGGGCGGGCAGTCGATGGCGCAGTTCTCCAATCGCTTCGCTGCCGTCGCAGTCACGTTCGGCGTCGACATGTCTCAGGCCGGTCGCGACCTCGCGCGCATGCTGCAAGACGGGCACGGACAGGTCGAGGCGCTGTCGCAGACGTGGATGAAGATGTCGCCGTTCATCCAAGACGCTGCGCAGAGCATGGGCCTGAACGTCGCGTCGGCGCGCGACTTCAACGCACTGACTGCGCAGCAGCGCGCGCAGCTGATCCAGAGCACCGTCAATCAAGGCGGTCTGAACGGCATGCTCCAAGCAGCCGGCCACTCGTGGGAAGCACAGCTCGGGACGATTCAGTCGATCGGAAAGAACCTGCTCCGACAGTCGTCTCAGCCGATCTATGAAGGGATCGTGACATCGCTCGAGCAGGTCAATACCTTCCTCGACGCGAACACGGGGAAGATCGTCGCACTCGGTCAGGCGATCGGCAGGTACGTCGTCGGTGGGTTCCAGCAGGCCGGCGCGATGATCGCCGAGATGGGGAAGTACCTCGACTATGCCGTCGCCCTCTTCAATCAGAGCGGCATCATGGAGTCGCTATCCGGCGCCGGTCGGAACATCATGGGCGCAGTCGGGAACCTCGCACAGCAGGCGGCAGGCGAAGCGCAGGGCGGCGCGCTCGACCCCTACAAGTGGATGAACGTGCTGATGGAGACGGCCGCACCGTTGGCGCAGACGTTCGAGAACTTCACTGCGATCATTGAGCCGGTCGGCAGCGCGCTGATCGGGCTCTATGCGACATTCTCCGAGATCCAAGCAAACCTTCTACCGCCGCTCGCCAACGCGATCATGCTCATCACTGAGCCGATGTTCGCCTTCTGGGGCAGCCTCGCAGGCATTGTCGGGACATTGATCAACAATGTCCGCCCGACATTCGTGATGCTGTCCTCGAAGATCGGTGGTCTGGTCACTTCGATCGCGAGCTTCCTGCACCCCGCTATGCGACTGATTGGAGCAGCGTTCACTTGGATCGCGGACAAGCTCGGCCGATTCCTCGCCCCGGTCATTCAAGTTGCGGGCGATGTCATCGGCGGAATGATCGACGCGATCAGCCGCTTCATCTCGTGGCTCGGCAGCATCTTGAGCACAGCAGCGAATCGCATTCTCGGCCCGGCAGCAGGGCGCACGGCACCATCCGGCTCCGCACCGAACGCACAGACGCAGGCACTCGACGCAGCAGCACAGGCGCAGGCAGAGGCGGCAGCGGCGCAGGAGCAGGCCGCGCGCCCGACGCCGGGCGGCCGAGGCGGCGGCGGTACGCATCAGGACTTCCGTGGCTCGAGGTTCGAGATCACGCAGAAGTACGCCGAGGGGTACGACCCTGATCGCGTTGCTGTCGCCTTCGCCAGCGACCTCGCTCGCATCGGCGAGTACCGACTCCAGAGCGGCCTCGCGCCGCTGTACGGGCTGCGATGACGGTCGTCGGCGAGTCGCTCGTCACGGAGGTCTCTGCGTTCGTGATTCGCGAGCTCACTGGCCCGCGCCGCACTGTGCAGCTGGTGGGGCGCGCGCTCCCGTACCGACCCTTCTCGCTCAAGACGCAGCAGCGCGTCGAGGTCGATTGGTACGCCGGCAACCCGGAGGGCACTGCGACCGTGCTCGGCGCGAAGGAAGGCGACACCTCGATCGCCGGCATGTGGAAGACGAAGTACCTCGGCGAAGCTGTCAACACGACTGCCGGGCTCTCTGCGCCGTTCTCTGTCGACAGCATCGTGAAGTCGACTGCGCGCGCAGCAGTGCAGGCGATGGACGACGTGTGCCGTGCCGGGCAGCTGCTCGAGGTGACGTGGGATGAGGTGACGCGGCACGGCTACATGACCGACTTTGAGGTCGAGTGGGACACCGTCTACGATGTGAAGTGGACAGCGAAGTTCGTGTGGATCTCGCGCGGTGAAGCCACGCAGCCTCCCGTCTACCTCGTGCAAGCGAGCATCAGCGATGTCGCGTCTGAGACGACAGCGCGCGCAGAGGACCTCGCCGACACAGTCGATGCGCACGACGGTCTTCCGCTCGACACTGCGCTCACCTCGATGTACTCGGCAGTCGAGCGCGAGACGAGTCGAGTGGTCGACTACGCGAACCAGACGCAGGGTGCGGTGAGCAACGTCGCGCGCCTCGCGATGACGCCGTTCGACGCGGCGCAGTCGATCATCGCAACGAGCACCGCCACCATCGGCACTGCTCAGTCGATCATCGACACGACATGGAGTGAGGTCGCCGGGACGTGGCAAGCGATCGAGGACCAGAGCTTCGGGACGCGCCTCACTGCCGAAGCGTTCTACGCAGACGTGAGACGCAAGGCGCGCACCGTGCGGAACACATCGGTCAGCAGTCGCGCGTCTCTCAACAAGCAGATCGAGAAGACCGTGCTCGCCAT